CGTGAACATTGACAGACTGGTTTCGCGAGCCACGGAGATTCCGCGCCACGAGATGATGCGCTACCACCTCAACCTCTTCGTCCAGCCGCCTGATCGGTGGATTGGCGCAGAGGCGTGGATGAAGCTCGCCAGCCGAGAGCGCACTATCGTCCCTGGCGAACGACTGAGCATCGGCTTTGACGGCAGCTATAGCCGTGACGCCTCTGTCTTGACCGGCTGCACGATGGACGGTTTCGTCTTCCTGATCAAAGCATGGGAGAAGGATGCGGCGAATAGAGACCCAGACTGGACGGTGCCGCGCTCCGAGGTAGATGCTGAAGTGGATCGGATCATGAAGACCTACGAAGCCACGCTCTTTGCCGACCCGCCTGGATGGCAGACGGAGCTTGAGGAGTGGACGCGCCGCTACGGCACCCGCGTTGTGGTCTTCTCCACAGCGACCGTAGAGCGCATGGCGCCAGCGGTTGATCGCTTCTTCACGGCGGTCGCAACCGGCGAGGGGCTTCGCCACGACGGCAACCTGCTCTTGGCTCGCCACATCTCCAATGTTCACACGCGCCTGACCCGCTATGGTCAGGTCTTGACAAAGGCCTACAAATCCAGCCCCGACCGCATTGACGCAGCAATCTCTGCCGTGGTCGCCTTCCAGGGTGTAAAGTTCATGAACATCGAGGCAAAGCCGAAGCCGAAAGTGGAGTGGATCAATCTGTGAAATCAGCAATCCTTGAACTGGCTGGCATGTCGCTCATTCTCGTGGGCGTTGCATCGGTGTCGCTACCTATTGCCGCTATCATTTGTGGAATCGCCCTGATCGCCGCAGGCTACAGCTTAGGGAGAAGTAAGTGAGCATCTTGCGCCGAATCATCGGTGAGACCCGCGCCATCGGTGGCACCTGGATCACGGACAACCAGCCGCTCGTTTCAAGTGCTGGCGTTGCCATCAACGAGCAGACGGCACTCTCCATCGGAGCCTATTACGCGGCCGTCAAGCTCTACGCCGACACCGTGGCTTCGCTGCCGTGGGATACCTACATCCGCATTGACGGCACGCGCCGACCATATCGTCCATCGCCTAACTGGCTGACGACCCCGCAGCCGGGCAACCCAAACTTCACTGGCTTTGACCTGAAGCACCGCATGGTCAGCAGCCTCCTCGTTGATGGCAACTGTTTCGTGCTGTTCATTCGTGGACGCAATGGCGACATTGTGGAGATGCGCGTCCTTGATCCCAAGCGCGTGGAGATTCGTGAGCGCGATGGCATTCCGTACTACATCGTCACCGCTCAGGACAACGTTGCCGTTGAGTTGACAGCCGACGCCATCCTGCACATTCCTCTGTTCGCAACCGGCTCGCAGATGCGCGCACCATCTCCTGTAGAGCAACACCGCACGACCCTTGGTCTTGCATCCGCCACGCAGCTCTACAGCGCCAAGTTCTATGAGCAAGGCGCCGCTCCTTCAGCCGTCATCAAAATCCCTGGCGAGCTGACGCAGGATCAGGCGGACTCGCTCCGCAACTCGTTCAGCCGACGACACGAAGGCATTGAGAAGATGCACAAGATCGCCGTGCTAACTGGCGGCGCAGACTTCCAGCAGATGTCTATGAAGATTAGCGACATGCAACTTGTGGAGACGCTGCACTGGGGCGTGGAATCCATCGCTCGCTTGATGGGCGTGCCGCTGCACCTGTTGCAGTATCCAGGCGGCAACACTTCCTACAACAGCGTGGAGATCGTCTCCATCGAGTGGCTGCGCCTAGGACTAGGGCCTTTGGTTGCTCGGCTAGAAGCTGGCTTGCAGCGACTCGTTCCGGGTGCCGACCAGACCTTTATCAAGTTCACACTTGACGGACTGCTCCGCCCGACCACCAAGGAACGCTATGACGCATATCAGGTCGCTCTGAACAACGGCATTCTTTCCCTCAATGAGATTCGCCGACTGGAAGATCGAGCAGACGTTCCAGGTGGCGACGCGCACTACAAGGCGCTCAACATTGGCGTCGTGGGTCAGGAGCCTACTGCGTGATTGAGATTTACGACATTGACGGCACGCTCACAACGAGCGGTGACATTCCGCGCCAGCCGCTGATTGATTACATCAAGAGCGACGTTCAGGATGAGGGAGTCCGCGTCTTCATCGTCAGCGCCCGACCGATCAGCCGGCTCGCTGAGACTGAGCGTTGGCTCAACGAGAACGACGTGCCATACGAACGCATCTTCCTCAACGACTTCTCAGAGACTCCAGGGCCAGAGGTAGGACAGGCGTTCAAGGCATACAAATATTCCAAGATTGTGGACGAGTACGGCCTTGAGGAGATCAGCTATCTCGTTGATAACGACCCAGAAGCTCGTGACGCCGCTGAAGGCATGGGCATCCACGCGATGACGGCAGAGCAGGTTCTTGAAATGGACCATGACCGAGCAGCGCACACCGATCCGATGGCACCTCCAGCCGATCAGATCACTGGGAGCGACACCAACGAGCCAGGCTCCGCGAAGGGCAAACTGGGCGACATCAAGTTGAGCGAGGCGACTGAGAAGGCGTTGCAGACAAAGAGCGACGATCACAACAAGGCGATGACCGACGGAGACCGACCAGACTGGACGAAGGTGCGCGTGGACTCGCTCCGTTCCGTCTATCGCCGTGGTTCAGGCGCTTACTCTGTCAGCCACCGACCAGGCACCACCCGCGAGCAATGGTCAATGGCACGAGTCAATGCCTTTCTCTTTTTGGCGCGCACTGGATCGCCAGACAACTCGGCCTACGTTAGCGACAACGACCTGTTGAACCCTGACCACCCTAAGTACTCAGAAGAGAAGAGCCGGGCTGGAGAATACGACAAGCGAGCTGTCTACGAAGTCCCAGACTACATTCAGGAGGCAGCCCGAAAGGGATTGGAGTGGTACGAAGAAGGTCTTGCAGGCGACGGACTCCAGGCAGAGACCGTGCGCGATGCGCGTGAGCTAGTCGCCAATCGGGTTGACAGCGACAAGCTGGTTCGCCTTGGGGCATGGATTCGTCGACATCGTGGCGACTGGGAAGGCGTACCGCAGAACAGCGACCGCACCGATGAACGCTTCCCAGGGGCTGGGGCCGTGGCGGGTTTCCTTTGGGGTGTGGAGACCACCGATCCCGATGGTGCTGATCGCGTACTCTCATGGGCAGATCGTCTTGTCCGCGCAGAAGAAGCAGAGAGGTACGACGTGAAAGAGAAAGAAACTCGCTCGTTGCCGATTGGTGAATACCGACTTGGCGACGCCGATGCATCCGGGCAGCGAACCTTTACCGGCTACGCCGCCATTTGGAACTCTGCGTCAGAGGGGCTTCCATTCGAGGAGCGCATCGCTCCGGGCGCGTTCAAGCGCAGCCTATCTCGCGCAACCGCTGGACAGAAGATTATCTCATTCCTGTTTGGTCACGACGAGGCGCGTGCGTTGGCAACCACGGCAAGCGGCCGCCTGACACTTACCGAAGACGAGAAGGGTCTTCGCGTTGAGGCAAAGGTTGACGAGAAGGACCCTGACGGCGCAAAGGTTATCTCCATGCTTACCCACGAATCTCGTGCCGCCGGCATGAGCTTCGGTTTTCAGAAGGTCAGCGATGAGTGGACTGGCAACAACCGCACGATCAAGGAAGCCAATCTCTTTGAGGTCAGCATCCTTGCCGCAGGCGGCCAGACCCCTGCATATCCTGCAACGCTCGGCTTGACCGCGATCCGACAAGTCACCGCGCCAAAGATTGGCGTGGAGGCTGAGGCGCTGGTCGCCACCCTAGAAGCAGTCAAGGCTGGACGTGAGTTGTCCGCCGAGGAGTTGGCTGTCATTGACGCTGTCCGTACCAAGCTCTCGCCGAAGCAGGGGAAGGTCATTGAACCATCCGTTGCCAAGGCACTTGTGGACTTGGTGACGGCAGAAAGTGAATCACTCTAAGTCACGAGACGCCGCCCCGCTGCCCTAAGCCGGCAAGCCCGCGATCACGTCATCCCGCCTAGGAGTGGAAAAGAAGAGTTGGGGTAATACCCCAGGAAGGAAGTGGACACATGTCCGACTTCGCAAAGCTCGCTGACAAGCGAGCAGTTCTTTTGACGGACGCACGCGGCATTGCCGTAGAAGCTGCCGACAAGGGAATCGCCCTTGAGGGCGAAGACAAGGCGCGCTTCGAGAAGCTCGTCGCTGAGGCAGGAACTCTTGCCGAGGCCATGCGCTCCGAGAAGAACGCAGAAGAGGCTCGTAAGGCTGCGGATGAGGCTCGTGCCGAGTACGCCGCTGTCGTAGCCCCTACAACGGCAAAGGTCAAGACGGACTCCGAGCGCCTGCGAGCCATCGGGCTTCAGGGTGGCGGGGCCGACTTTGAGTACCGCGACGTGACCGGAAGCAGCAACCTCGGAGCGCCGATTGCTGTGTTCAACCGTGTCAACGTTGTTGCAGGCCAGATCAATCCCTTCATCAACGCAGACGTCGTTGATGTGATCCAGGTTTCAACCGGCAACACGTTCAAGTATCCAGTGGCCACGGCCCTTGGTACGGCGACGGCTCCGGGCGAAGCAGGGACCATCGTCGAGAGCGACCCAACGATGGGTTCGCTGGCGTTGACCCCAGCCAAGTACGCGATTCTCGTACAGGTCTCG